CGTCAGCCACAACCATGTATGACTTTGTATAGTCGGGGTATTCCCAGATCCATAAGTTACTATCGACTCCTCTTTTTTCGTTAGGGTCTTTTAAGTAGGTCTGTTCGTAGAACGAAAGATATTCAGGTTCGAATACTGTCTCACCGGATGCAAGGAAGTCACAGTCACATTCCTGTGCTGCCATTCTAGGTCCTAGGTCAGCATCCTGCTGATCTCTCCAGGCTTGGGTCCTTTCCGGGTGAACGGTCCAAGGTAGTTTAATAGGTACAAAAGAATTCTCTCTTGTTTCTGCTTTTGCCCAGGTTTGGTGGAACCAGTTACCTACACCGTTAGGAGTAGATAGTGCCATACATTGACCTCCTGTTGCTAGGGTTTGTTGTGCTGCAGCGAACGTCTCGTCGATGTTCTCAATGAATGCAGCCTCATCAATTAAAAGCAGAGATACAGCTTCCGATCGAGCAGCATCTGAGTTAGATGATTTAGCTGAGATTCTTGATCCGTTGGTAAGACGTAATGATAGCTTGTTCTTTTCTACTGCTTTTAGTCTCAGCCAGCTTGGTAGCTGGTCGTACATAAACTGTACCTTGGTTACAAGGTTACGGGCTGTAGCCTGAGTAGTTGCAAGTGCAAGTACGTTTTTGTCCTTGTGAAAGATCATCAGCCACAGAGCATACCCTGATGCTAGGGTTGAGATACCAAGCTGTCTAGATTTTAATGTAATCAGGAACTGATTATCTCTAAAAAGGTGTAAAACCTTATCCTGGAATGGATAGAGATTAAATAAGATTCTACCTCGGGTAGGATGCTGAATGTAACAGTACTTACGCATGAAGTATGCCGGGTCTTGGGCACACTTTGCGTATTCTTGAATTACTAGCTGTTTGACATTTACCGGTTGTTCACTCATAACAATGTTAATACCAGTACTAGGCCTGCACCTGCTCCTAGTCCGGTGAATAACCCTTTCCAGTAGTTAGCGGCTTTGCCGGTCTTTAGTACTGCGATTTCTTTTTCTCTGGTCTCTAGCTGAATAGTCTTTTCAGTGATAGTTTCGTTAAGGGCTTTAATTGTTTTATCTTTTACAATAATCTGCTCTTTTTGAATACTAATAACCTCTCTAAGACCTTTAGCTTCGGTGATCCAGCTTGCTAGCTCGATCTTACATAGGTCACCTGCTTCCAGGTCAGCGATTACTTTTCTAGTAACTGAATCTGGAAGGCAGATTAGGGTATCTCCGTTAACGACTGTAACGCTCTGTGAAATAGCGGGCAAGCTCAGCATTAGAAAGCTTGCCAAGCTGAGCCATCCTTTTATTGAATTCATCTCTTTCTTTTTTACGTTTTACTTCTTCTACATCTAAAGCTTTTAAAGTAGAGTCAGCTTTGTGCTGAAGTCTCAGTGCTTCACTTTCTAAGGAAAATACTACTATCTTAAGAGAATCTTCTCTTGCTTCAGAAGCCTTTCTTACTTGCTCTAATTCGGCCAGGTACTTTTTCTTGTACGGATTTAGAACTCCGGTCATTGCCAGTACAGCAATTGCGATTGCTATAAGAGTAACTATTGATTGTAATTTTTGCATAGCTTATATAATTACGGTTCCGCGCAGGGAGGTTTGTGATCCTAGTCTTGATTGGGCTGTAGTACCGTTGGGCTTAGAAGCAAAAATTCTAGGCATGGTAACTCCGTTAATTACCTGGGTATTATCTACGAAGTAGTAATCTCCGTCTCTCTTTTTGATGTGGAGGTAGAGATCTCTTTTTGCAAACTCTTCTACTGGTTTAATATTACCGTTAAAGGTAATTGTGTTTCCTTCTACGGTAGGATTTACCTCCATATCTCCGATATAGTATGCGTCTACTTCTCCCCCTACTGCCGGGATACCTCTTACAATTTCTAGTACAATATCCTCAGGAACTTTTCTGTTAACATCTCTAAAGTACTTAGTCTTGTAGAGGTTTATTTCCGGGGTAAGTTCAGGATGCTCTTCAAAGATCTTCTTGTAATATTGGTACGCATCTTCGTAGAACTGCTTTACAAACTCCTGCACTTTAGGAGACAGTAGCATGATGCCTTGAAGCCCACCTCCTGCAATAACGGGTGAGGTGAGTCCTTTAGCTGAGATCAGAAAAGGATTATCGGTACCTTGAATTACAAGTTTGATATCGGAGTAAGGTTCGTAACGGTAGCCGGGAATGTTGGCTACTTTCTCTGCTTTTATTACTCCCTCGATAGTATGTCCATTCTGATCTCTTACTGTCTTTACTCCTTCAATGGAGTTGATAGTATTAATCACTCCGTGCTCTTGTCTCTCTGTAGTCTCCTCTTTTGGACCGCCTGCTAGAATCAAAGCAGCATTTCCTTTATCAGTTTTAAATCTAAATAAAGAAAATTGACGGCTTCCGTCTGGCTTAGTATTCTTATTATTCTGAGGTGTTCCGGGAGCAGCGATTTCTGGAGCTTGTCCAAATTCTTTTTCTAGAATGTCTGCAAACTGAGCTGAAGAGATTTTACCTTTGTTTCCTATCCTGTGATCGTTTTTCATACTAGAAAAAATCTCGGGATATTTTTGTAAGAGTACTTGCTTAACGGCGAGCGTATTAGACTTCACAGATGCTTCGGTAAGGTTTATATTGAATAATCCTTCAAAGATACGAAGATCTTCCTCAGAGTCCAACTGCGGGTATCCTTTAGGGCATCTCCATGCCCATTCCTCAATAACCTTATCTATTAGATTCATTATAGTCCTGCGAATACGTCTTCTTCTCCTCCGGCTGGTGCAGCGGGTGTTTCTGCTCCTGCTTCAGCTCCTGCTTCGGCTCCGGCTGCGGGTTCAGGTGCTCCTGCTCCGGCGAATACATCGCCTCCAGCTCCTTCTTCTCCTTCCAATCCTTCCATTCCTGTTTTGATAGGACCGTGTGCAAGCATCATTCCGATTTTGTCGAGTGCCTGCTGGAATTCTGGAAGATTGGCTAGGTAGTAGCGCTTGCCTTCGATATTGGCTTCAAAGTTTTTACCCATCCATTTTAAGATCATATCCTGTCCGGATTTAAATTCGATTTTAAATGTGGAAGGCTTGGGTGACATCCAACCTACTTTTTCTACAAATTCCATATATTGAGGAGTTAACAAATGTGTTAACGTCTTCTGTAAGGTAGGAAATTTTTGAAGAATATCTAGTGTCGGGTCCGTTTGATCTCTCTTAGGACCGTCTACCTGATCTTCGGCTGCTTCTAGCAGTACCTCGATGTAGGCTTCCTCGATGATATGTCTTAGATCCTGTAGCTTCATTACTTCTTATGGCTTGCGATTGCTTGACCGATCTTTACTCTTCTGTTTTTGATGTACTTGTCGGTTTTGGTATTCTTTTTACCGTCATTATCAACATCCTCATCTTCGTGGCCGACTGGGTCTAGTTTTTTCTTGGCTTCTGATACAGTCCCCATAAATGCTCTAGCTTCGTCTTCGTCTGTAAATACTTTTTCTTTTTTACCATCCATAGTACGGTAAGTAACAATCCAAAAACGACCTTCTGGTTCTAGACTAGCGAGTTCGTTATGTCCTAAGTTACCTTCGTTTATTGGTGCTTCTGCACCTACTACTGCCTGATCCATTGCCGGTTCAGTTAGTTCAAACTCAAGGTAGTGCTTGGCATTGCTAATCATCGAAGTTGCTTTTGTAACCTTAGACTGCCACCAGGCCGGAAAATCTACTTCTCCTTTGCCTTCAAACTGATCAACCATCTTGTAGAGCTCAAGAGCATACTTAGCAACCTTGTAAAGCTCTGATTTGATCATGTGCGGTTCATCATCCTGATGTCCTAGATCTAGGTCTTCCTCCATACTCTTTGTAGGAACTTCTACCTTATCTCCTGCCTTACTTTTTCTAATAGTGTCTACTGCTGCTGATTTTGCAGTACTATCTATGTCCGGGTCGCCTTGAATATGCTGAGCTGTTTGTGAAGGATTACCTACAATCACAGTTTTTGTACCTTCAGCTAGTACTTCTTTGATAGCTTTTAAAATATCTTCTTTTTTCATTTTTCCTTTGTTTGGTACTACGAAATAGGCGTCATCGCCGTAAGTTGATAACCCTTCTTTAAAAGGTCTTGGGCAAGGAGTTCCTTTAACGTGAGTATGTCCACATCTTCCGCAGTATGTAGCTTTCTTTTCAGCTAGTATTTCTTTAACGGCTTGCAGGATATCTTCTTTTTTCATTCCTCCTTTGTTTGCAGCCATGAAAGCAGCAACTGCCATTTCACGTCTCTTCTTTTTAGATTTTCCTTTGAATTGAGGAGCTTTTGATTTTTCAAAATCCTTAATGTATTCTCCTGCATCAGCATCTTTAGGAAGCACTTCAGTTACCTGAACAGGAGCCATGTCTAGATCCTTGTGGGCATTTTCAAAGACGTCTATTAAAAATTCAATAGTATCTTTATCTTTCTCTAAATTGAAATCACCCTCATTAAGAGCATCACAAATAAAAAGCCCTAGCTCGGAATGCTCCCTTGCCATAGCATCTATGTCGCTCATAACGCTTTCTGAGAGGGTAAATTTTTTCATACTAATAAATAGGTTAATTGCAGTGGTAATTCAAGTACCTCTGCAGAGCTTTAGCATAGGTAGTACCTTTATCTTTGAGCTTTCCTCTAGCCGCTCTTACTTTTGTACATGAAAGCTTACCTATCCTCTTTTTGAGAATGCCGGGATTCATAGGATCGTGAATTCCTTCTGCTAGTACTTCTGCTGCTAGCTCTTGAATCAAGTTCTGGAATTCAGATTTTTTCATAATCGGTTATAGTAGGTGAATGCTTTTGGGAACCCTAAAAGACCGGCTTTGTAGTCATGATCTCTTTGATTATAAATAGCCCTATGAGCTAGGTCGTTAAAATCTACCGTATTTAGGCGCTTTTCAAGCAGTGCTTTACTACTAAGAAAGAGCTCGTAGTCTTCTAGTCCGTAATCGTGTTCGATATGTACCACTTCTATAACCTTTTCATCCTTAATATAATCAATACATACATCGTATCCAACTTTTCCTCTAAGGTTATAGAGCTTTGCAAGCTCAGGTCTTTGAGGAATGAACTTTTTGAGCTGCTCTTTTGCACGGCCGGCAAACGGATATACTCCGTACAGGCCGGAATGATCAATGTAAATGTATTTATCTAGTTGGGATTCTAAAAACCACCTGTCAAAAATAGTGTCCCAGGATGCTTTTTGACTATCTTTTGAGTAGAGTTCTTGATGCCTTAAAGAGAGTCCGTTAACTTTGTAGTATTCCTGTTCTAAGGTAGTTAAGTCAAAGCCTACTCTATCTACATTTTCGATAGGAAGGGAAAGTAAAAGCTCCTCATTTTCAAGAGGAGCCTCAATTACTATATCTTTTCTAACTTTAAAAAGGTTAACCTTTAGGTTCCCACCAGTTGGTACAGTATTCATCTGCTGGATATGGAATTTTTTTAGTTCCTGCCCATTGAATGTAGTAATCGCTCACACATTCTTCAGTTTTATCGTCCCAGAACTTACAATTAGCGCAGCAAGATCCTCCTTTAGTCACTCGCATTCCAGCTTTGTGAGTTGCTGGAAGTTCCATTTTACCAGGACCTCCGTAATCTTCTAATAGAAGTTCCTTAAGCTTCATCTTGTTTGACTAGGTCGTTGTAGTGGTCCATATTCAAAGCTTGACCTTCGGCAGATAATCTAATGGCGTTGTCGGCTAGAAAATGAAGATCAACATCTGCTTGTGCATCCTCTCTTGCAAACTCTAAAAGTCTGATAAACAGAGGTACATCCAGATGGATTACGTCTTCTGGGTTGGTTTCCTCTAGAAGGATGTTAACTAATTTCATTTCTTTTCTTTTTTAAGGATTTCCTTTCCAGCCTTGACAGCATCTTTGTAAGCCTTAGAGTTAGGGTGGGATGGTTTCTCACCCCTCGCTCTTTGTGCTCTAATATTAGCCCACAGTCCAGGTCTCTCCTTCATTACTTCAAGGAGTAACTCACGCATAAAAGCGCGGACTGCTGCTTTATTTACCTTGGCCACGATATGCTTTGGTGTAGTTTTTGCTGGTCTTAAGTTTTGAAGTCTTAGTCTTAGAGTGAACTCCCGGACGGCTTACCTTTGGCTTTTCAAGGAAGGTTGCTGTTGTTTGTGCTTTGATTTTAGCCATTACTTAACCTTAACGATTTCGTCTTTGTTAATTTTAACTCTCTTACCTTCGATAGCTACTACCCACTTCTTACCAAGTCTTGCAATGTACTTTTCGATTCTCTTACCTTGGTAGTACTCTCCTGGGGTTAGTGTTTCTGCTTTCTTTTCTGCTTTAGGAGCAGGGGCTGCTACTGGTGCTTCGATAACTACTGGCTCTTCAACTACTGCTACTTCTTCAACTACCAGAGTCTCTTCTGGAGTTACTGCAGCTACTAATTCGTCGATAATTTCGTTATCAGTTTGCTTCTTCTTTGCCATGTTTAAAAATTTTTATAAGTAAATGACCGGAACCTTTGATAACACGATGCCATTCGTGCCTTTGTATAAATAGCTTATCTCCCGGCCAGAGCAGGATCGGGAGTTGATTGTCAAATTGTATGTGCCATTCATGACCGCATTCCAGGATATGAATCTCACGATCCTCGTCATCCCGGTGCCAGTAAAGTTCTTGAATGTCTACATCTCTTTCAAACTTTCTTACAACATAGTAAACACCGTCCTCATTGAAGCCGGTTTCTATATCTGCGTAAGGACGATCACCAGAATCCTCCAAAGCTTGATTTGAGTCCAAGGAGTTTTGCATATCTCGGTAATCTGCAAGACCAGTATCCTGCTTTAGTTTTATCTTTTTTGGTAGCGCAGTTATGACGGCTAGCGAAATTACGACGTGCTTCTGGGTTATTAATCTTAGCTGATAATCCTGAAGTATCACCGAAGTTAACTTTGATGATCTTTCCTGTCTTAGGGTTGCGGGTATAAACGTAGAACTTCTTAGGTCCTCCTCTTTTGGGTTTATTTAGAGCTACTTCTGATCCGCGGTACTTAGCCTCTGCTAGAGCCTCGCTTGTGATATCAACCACCCAGATGTCCGGGTCTGTATCCTTACCTGAAGAAATAAGGCTATGTAAGATGTCTTCTCCTACTACGATTTCGTACTTAACTGCTCCTGCTTCCTGGTACTTAAGTACTACCGGCATCTGGATTTGATCATCGTCTGAAAAGGTGACTGTTTCTTCTCCTGATGGATCAGCCATCACCGGATCAATGTCTGTATACTTGGCTGTGTATCCAAATCCTCCTGCTGCTTTTGAAATGTCGGAAAGCTTCTTCCACTGCTCCTCGCCCATCTTCTGAATCTGAGGATTGGTAGAGGCCTGTTGCCAGGTTGCTTCTGCATCCGGAATTACAAAGCTGATTTCTCCAAGCATTGGGAAATCTAAAGGTACTTTTTTACCTTCAAACTCTGCGTATTCTCCTACCTCAGTTTCAAATAGAAGTTCCATATCTTCTAGGCAGAGATTCTGCAGCACTCCTTCGTTCATAAGAAGACGTGCCTGACGGACGGTAGTAAAGTATTGTTCTGATCCTGGACGGTAGATATTCTCGTATAAAGGAGTACCGGTCTGCAAATGGTAGCGAAGACCTTCTGTTAATACCGCAGTAACTTTTGACTCAGTTAAAAGCATTGGAGTTTCTTTATAAATAGTTACTCCAGGTGCTTCTTCAGGTGTTGTAGGTACTCGTTGACGTTCTTCATAATCTCTGCTTTCTGCTTGGCAGAGTTATTATTCCAATCTTCTATCGTTCCGTCTTCGGTTACAAAGGTCATGGATTCGTTGATCTGCTCTTGAACCCATTGCTCGAGTCCTTGTGCCCAGGCCTTCATATTACCCTGCATCATCTGCTTTTCATACTCCTTGTAGAGGCCGGCTCTACGTAGACCGGCTTCCATTTCAATAGTACAGTCAAAGCAGAAGCCATGAATCTTGTACATCTTCTTGGCCAGGTGATGATTCATTGAACCGCCGCAGGAAGGACAGGTTAGAGGTATTTGAGCTAACTTCTTAGCAGCATCTAACTTAGTAACATTTTGTTTAAGCCCGTTTTTAATGGTCCACGTTCTACCATCTTCTTCCCAAACATCACCTTCGCTATGCTTTTCTTTTGCTTTCTCGTACCCGGAACCAACCATGGTACGGGATGTAAAGTTTTTGGAAATAATGTTTCGAGCCCGATTTACAGCTCTTTCATCAAATTCCTTCTTTAGATGGCTTGACATAACCTAACTTTTCTAATCTTGTAATAACGTTGGATGGGTCTCCGTTTTCTGGATGGTAAATTCCTACACCTCCTGCATCTGTCCATCTCTGGATGGTATCCTCTCTATCGTCGATCAGGATATCATCGGGGCCTGTACACTCCAGATGCTTTTCTTTAGCCGGACGGAAGATCATCGGAGGGATAGGGGTAAGTTCTCTGTTTACCCACTCTACCTTACCGTCTCTGGAGGATTGTTCACTAGAGGGAGCAGTTAAGAGGGTTGGATTGAAGTCTCTGATATATTCCCACAGTTCTAGACCGTGCGGGGTCCATTCCATTCCTTCCCAGAAAATCTGTCCGATCGGGGCGATGGCACTCCAGAAGCCTCCTTCACCTTTTTTCTCCTTATACTCGTTTGGATGCATACCGAAGTAGTGATCAAAGCGACCAACGAAATCCGTAAGTACGCCATCCATATCACAGAATAGCTTACCTTTCGGTTTTGGATTTTGCTCCTCTTCAGTAAGTAGTAAGTCAGCTAACTTGCCCATTTTATTTTAAGTTTGGAATGCCTCCGATTTGAGGAATTCTGCTTTTCCAAAGATCGTAAATTTTTTGCTTATTTCCAACTGTTACGATTTCGTCCTTTACTAAATTATCTAGGTACTGGTCAACGGTTGATTGGAAGTCCTTCTTTTCGTACTTTGACTTTGTGTAGAGGCCCTGGATGTTAGCATCTACTTCTTTAGGGAGCATAAAGTACTTGTACCATGATTCCGGATTCTGGCGGATAGCTTTTCTTCTAGCTTCATCCTTTCTCATCCACTTATCGGGCTTGACCTGGTCACCGGATTGAGTCAGGTGTTCGGTCTCGTGACGGATAAGATCAGTAAGAGTCGGTTGAATTTGCTGTAGCATGTTAGTACCGTCAGCCGGGTTGAATGCTAGCATAATCTCTAATGAACCTTCATCTGAATCTGCTGAACCGTCTACGTAGAATGTACCTTGTTTAACCTGGTCACTGAGTGCGAACTTAAGTTCTACTTCTACCGTAGTTGGAGTTCCTTTTTCGCTTTTACTTGTAAAGCTTCCTAAATTTGCAAACTGCTTTTCAGTGTTAAGCATTAATCCTAAAGCAGACATTCCGTATTCAGAGGCAAGTTTTGCATCTGCTTTTGAAGGCTCTCTGCTAGTCTTAACGTTGTATCCTTTCAGCTTTTTTCCGCTAAGAAGGGTGTTGAGAGCATCATTAACAGCTCTTCTAACGTCAGCAACGATAGAGCGATACTTAGTACCTTCTCTTAAGTCTTGAGTAAGATCTGGGTATTTCTTTTTCAGTACCTGGTGGATGTCTTTCCAAGTTCTTAAGTAGGTATCCCACATTGTTTTAGATATCTTAAAGAGAAGATTACTTTTATCCATCCCTTTAATATGCTGCTCTTCTGCAAATTTATCAAATGCTTCTTTGAATGCCGGTAGATTTGTGGTGAGTTCTCTCCATTCATTTCCTACAGGAGCATTTTTCTCTTTATCACGTTGGATAACAAGTTCAATGAATTGTTTGTTGAACTCATCGTTCTTTTCTAATCCTTTTAAGAATTTGATGTATGGTTCAGGAGCAACAATGTTTTTAATGTCATCTACGTAACCAAAAAGTCCATCAATAGCTCTGCTTATAATCATATTAACCAGAGGTGCAGCAATTTTTGCAATGATATTTGCAAGTGCATTTTCATTTACCGGGCTACCTTGACTCTTAAGTGAATCTTCGTACTCTCTCAAGGTCATACTGCCAAGGAAATGAGCTTCCTTTTCAATATCATTTAGTGTAGAATCCTCCTGGGTGTTGGTAGTTGTAAAAGCAGGTAGACGTCCTTCTAGGTTCTGCATATGATGAATCATCTCATGGCAGAATGAACGCAGTACATCTTTAGGATGACGTCCTGTTACATACAGCACGACTTCTTTCTTAGTAGGATCATAGTAAGCAGTCCTACCAAAAACGTTAGCAGCGTTCTCTTCATCTTCTCTAGTTTTGATCTCCGGTAGCGGTAATACCGTCATGCCCTTCTTAAGCATGTGTTCTAAAATGCCGGCGATATAAGGTACGTAGTTGATAGCTGCTGCAGTATCCTGATATTCCTCGATAGGCTCCTGCTCGGGAGTGTAATCAGCTGGTCCCATTGGTAGAGCCTTATTGTAGTACATTGGAGTAATAACGATCGATTGACCGTTAAAGTCTACGATCACATCGTCCGGGGCAAGCTTTTGGAAGTATGTGGTAAGGTTTTGCATTTTCTGACGAATCTCAGAAGGTACTACGGCAATCGGTGCCATAGGAGTTCCCATCGTTACTTCAGAAGTTTCTTCTTCTTTCTTTTCTGCTTTTTCTTTTGTACCTTCTCCTAGGAAGCTGCTAAATACATCATCGATAGCTTCTGCCATTTTGTATTCTGGGGTTGCTTTTAGGATTCCTAGTACTGTTTTTTTATCTTCAGCAGATAATTCCCCTGGCATCCAGTTACCTGTTTTTAGGTAGTCCATATCTGTTCTAATTGTAGTAGCAGATAGCTTTTCTTCGTTGATCGTTGACACAATTTTTAATTTTGCTCTATCGTAGAGATTATCCTTATTGAGCTGTAGAGCTTTAAACTTAGCTAGATCTGCCGGGTCAGTAGAGGAACCTACTAAGTAGTCTTGTTTT